CTTTCTATTCCTGTGTTGTACCCTTCTGCAATAGACTTAGAATCCTCTACAACAATCAACTCATCGTCATCTTTTAATGTAAGAGACATTAGTAGACATTCTTCTAATATCTTTCTGTTATGCGTACAGGTAATGTAGCTAATTGATTCCATGAGCTTTTTCGATTAGTCTTGCATACTTTAGCCAGAATGACTCAAAAGTAAACTCACCATCTAGTTTACTTAGATCACCGATTAAATTTAATATCTTTTCTTCTGTAAGGGGTTTAGGTTTGACATGGTTAATAATGTCTTTTACAGACTCGTATTGAGCCATCATTAGCTTTGTAAAAATCTCTTGGCTAACACCTTGTATGTTGCTGGGGTAATCTAGCATAATGATCTCCTTTTGTAGAATCATAATGTAGATTATCTACAAATGCAATGACTTAGTTTTATTAATATTTCATGCAATTTTATGGGTTTTTGTAAACAATACGAAACATAAATGTAGCGTTAACTATCCTAAAGTAATGTTTATGTAACATTTTGACAATAGCTTACTTTGGGTGATATGCCTTATCACCTGATCCATCTCTACCAGATATAGAGACTAATCCTTCCTAAGATAATGTTCGTTCATTTGTAGATGTGTATATCACCCTTGATCTACAAACTTGTGCAGTACCCATTTAAGTCTGCGAGGCTTGCCATCCTGGTAGTGAGCCTATCTTTTATCCCACGCTGCCGATCTAAGCACTTTATACGCTTGGGGTGCGAGCAGAAATAGAAAAACCCCTTGGGACTGATCTAAGGTGAGATTGCTTAGTAAATAACCCTATGATATTTAGTAAACACTCAGATCAGACCGAAGGGGTCTGGTATAGGGTACTAACTAAACAGATCTCACTCTGCTGATGTAATTATAAACTAGAACTCAAACTCTTTGTAATCGTACCTTCCATTGGGCTTTTTGAACCACCCAATTACTAAAATTCTCCACTTGGATCGTAAGACTTCTGCTAGGAAAGGGGAGTTGCTTATTTTTTTTATTCTTGCTGACATATTGCTTTTGGAAGTAAGCTGAATTGCTATAGTTTCGCCTTTTCCAATAGCTAGGATATCGAATAGTCCAAATAAGTCTTTTTTTCGTCTGGTAAAGGCGTTGTAGGATTCGACTGTATCGCACACATATCCCCTTTCTTCTAGTAGGGTTATTGTCCGTTGATTCAGGCTAGACAAGATCATCCTTTGTAATTTTGCCCTCGGATTTAGCTATGATGGTGTCGTGGTGCTTCTCTGGGATGCCATTACGCATGAACCAGGCGTACACAGTTACATACTTGATACCTAGAGCCTCGGATATGCCTTTGTAGCTGCCAAAGACCTCTAATAGCCTGTCAAATGGTTGTTTATCTGCCATGTTTTCTCCTTGTGTAGTAGTGATTCTACAACAGTTCTACATTAGGGTATATCCCTATATTGCAAATCTCTACATTTAGGATTATTGTTTCTACATAAGCAATGTTGCTTATTTCTTGTGAAAGGGAATAAAGATGAAGTTTAAATTACAGCACAAAAATGGTGGAGAAGTTTCCTATCGTGCTACTGATTACTTTTCTTTTCAACAAGATTTAGATGCTATTCCTACACAAGAAATTTGCGATTACACATTTATTGTTGACGGCAAATTAGTTTCTTTTGAAGTTGCAAAAAAAACTGTTCAAGATTGTTTAGATGCTTTTGTTGCAACACGCAATGAAACAAAAAAACAAGTTTGGGCTAGAAAACAAGGCACACAAGGTAATTTTAAAAACAATTTTCATCAAATTTGGGTTAAAAAATAGGGGGAATTATGAAAACATATCGTCTAAAAGAAGCAATACAAGTTTTGTCTCATGGTGGTTTTGTTAGAGAGCCAAAATATTACTTTAGCAAACATACACCATTGTTTGATAAATTTGGTGCAATGATTGGTTATGTTACTTATGATTGTTATTTTGATATTTCAGAAACATTAGGATATGTTCATAATGGTGGCTTGCTTAAATCTGGCAAAAGAACAGAATATATTCCACAAGAATTTGACACAATAAATTGGGCTTGGGAATACAGCACAATTTCTGGAGATTTAAGTCTTTGCAAAAAAATGGAAGATGTAAGACTTAATTTTTCTAAATGTTAAGGAGTAATCGTGAAAGACTACAAAGGCGAATGGAAGGACTTATTTTGGGGGGCTGTAGCAGCAATACTTATGCTTGCACCAGCTATGTTTGCTTATATCTATAAAACTGGGGGGGTCAGCTAATGGACTACCAAGAAAGAACTACAGCGTTTGATGTAGAACAAGCCTGCGCTTATGGCGATATGATTAGCGAGGCAGCAGAGGCTAAGTTGCGTAAAGAATACGATCCATCGAATTACCATAACTTTACTGAGGCTGTGACTGAGGATGCCTTGGCAAAGCATTGGGATACGATTAAAGATGCCTGGGATCGTGGCGATAAAGCAACAATCGGCTTAATGATTACAAGTGCTATCTATACTTACTGGGAAAACAAAGCAATATCCGATGCAGAAAACGAGGCAATGTTATGAGTAATTATTTAGAACTACGAAAGATTGATGTATCGGAAAAGATAGAGAAGAAGAATGGTTTATCTTACTTATCTTGGGCATGGGCTGTAGACACATTATTGCAGCATGACTCTACTGCTACTTGGTCATATGGCGAGCCAATGAAGTTTGGCGAAACTGTAATGGTATTTTGTACAGTTAACGCTTTTGGCAAGTCTATGACTGCCCAGTTGCCAGTAATGGACTATCGTAACAAAGCAATACCTAACCCAGATGCGTTTGCAGTTAATACAGCAATGCAGAGAGCTTTAGCCAAGGCGATTGCTTTACATGGTCTAGGACTGTCTTTGTACGCTGGAGAAGATATTTGGAATGATATAGAAGATTCTTCTGTTGCAGATGACTACTGCGCCAAAATACAGGCAATAGATAGCCCTGCCGAACTTAAAGTTGCCTTTGGTAAGTATTATAAAGAACTTCAGGCTAATAAAGCTGCTAGAGATCAATTAACTGTTATTTATCAAGTACAAAAGGATAAGTTAAATGAGACTAGCGGATCAGCAGCCTGACAATGTATGTTCAGAATGTGGGGGCAAATGGGGAATACACAGACCGAAAGACCATCAGTACAGGATATGGGTGGACAAGTGCGATGTATGTTCCGATACCAGAGCCGTATGCGATTCTTCGGAATATGGATATTTAAAGGAAGGTTGGGATGGACAGAAAGTGGTGTAGTTCTTGTCAGGCTGAGAAGCCAGCTAGTAATCTTAAACTGGTAGCCTCTGGCAGTAGGTTAAGACCTGTAATGCGTTGGAAATGTGAAAGCTGTCTTAATAAAACAAGTAAATCTCAATACAGTAAAAAGGAGAAATAATGGAAGATTTTATCTACACAACTTCAGGAACAGATATTACTAAGCGTTGGAGACTGTTGTACAACTATGTGCCCGCAAGTGAACAAGAAGAAGTGAGGCATCGTTGGGCAGAGTTAAGAGCTAAGTTTAATAAAACTTTGGATGATATTGCCCAAAATGATAACAAATAAATTTACTCGCCAGGCTTTTAATAAGCTGATATTAGACCAAGACTTACCGCCAGACTATATTCGTGTTGCTGAGTTTTATTTTATGCAAGGCTGGAATGGCGCAGTCGATCTAATGTCAGATGAGTTTTTAGACCAATGGATTATTAATGGCACAGAGAATCAGTTAATCCGCAAAGACAACCAAGAGCCTATTTCAGATGACGATAGAGAATGAGTGGTTTCCAGCCTGTTTCTTTAATCGCTTGCAATATAGAGATTGGAAATACTATCAACGAGGATCGTCTGAAAGGTGTACTGCGTGTGATGACTGTAGTTCTGAATATATGTTTAAAATGTTAGAACAACAGCGTTGCCACCCAAAAGAAGTAATTGACAGAACAACTAATAGTATAAAGAGAGTAAAAAAATGATTGATTTTTCAGAAGCGTACCTAGATGCAAAATTAGCATTAAATTTATTTTATAAACACACTCTTACTGGTAATTGGAAAGAAGCAGAGAAAGCAGCTAAAACGACAGAAGAAATGGCTAGAACTTTACAGGTGCTTGCGAAAGAAAATTATGACAAGCCAGTTTGACGAGGAGTCTGAGGCTACCATTAAGTTAAAGCAAACTGGTTCGTTTATTATGGTAGAAGTGGAAGGGAGTGGGTTTTGTTATGACTTAGCTGCTGACTTGGCTAAATCTATTCAGCCCGATGTGATTGATAACGACATTAAGAAAGCGCACTAATATGACAACTTTTGTTACAAGTGATCGAGAAGAAGCATATAAAGAAATCTTGGAGAAAGCACCATTTCAACCAGGCTATGAGGATGCGATTGTGCAAGGCACAGACGATTGGCATAAGCTACGGCTTGGTAAGGTTACTGCAAGCCGAGTAGCGGATGTGTTGTCTAAGGGCAAGTCTGGTGAGTCTGCTAGTCGTAGGAACTACCGCATAGAGTTGGTAGCCCAAAGGCTAACAGGCAAGCCAAGCGAGTCGTTTACCAATGCAGCAATAGAATGGGGTATTGCCAATGAAGCGTTAGCAAGGGTTGTTTATGAGTTGCATACAAACAACGATGTATCTCAGGTTGCATTTGTAGATCATCCTAATGTAGAATTGTTTGGATGTAGTCCAGATGGGATTGTGGGGAAAGGGTTGGTTGAAATTAAATGCCCGAATACTACGACCCACCTAGATTGGATGGATGAAGGCAAAGCACCAAGCAAGCACATACCGCAGATGATGGCACAGATGGCTTGTACAGGCGCAGAGTGGTGTGATTTTGTTAGTTATGATCCTAGGCTGCCAGAAGATTTGCAGTTGTTTGTAGTGCGTGTCAATCGAGATCAGGAATACATTGACAACATGGAAGTAGAAGTAAAGAAGTTCTTGAAAGAAGTGGAAGAAACTATTAACAAGCTGAAAGAGAGGAAATGATGGCTTACGAGATGAAGGATGGATCAGCTAATTTATTTAAGAATGAGCGCAAGGAATCCCAAAATCACCCAGACTATACTGGTTCTATTATGATTAATGGGCGAGAGCATTACTTTAGTGCTTGGATCAAAGAGGGCAAGAAGGGGAAGTTTATGTCTTGCTCAGTAGGCAAGCAGAAAGAAGCTTTTAAGCCCCGTGGTGATGATGAGATGCCTAAGAACACCATTGAAGATGATTCGATCCCATTCTAAGGAGAATGATATGAAGAAAATTGCTATTGGTTTGGTAACATATATGTTACTAATGTCTAGTGCGTATGCTTGTCAGACACAGACAATCATCGTAAATGGCAAAGTAACAATCTGTACCTTTTGCCCGAATTATGTAATTTGTAACTAAGAAAAGAGTCAGATCGGGACACATGGCGCAATGCCACTCTTTCACAAGGAGTGCTACCCCCCCTACCGATTAGGGTAGCTTTATGAAAGGTACAAAGCCTTCTCGTCTTTTCTTCTGTTTGTAAGTCCTTTTAATTCTTTACCGCCAGCTTTATTCCACTTCATAAATTCCTCGGCAGCACCATCAAATTCACCTCGATTGTGTTTCATCCGAAGGGTAGAATTTTGGAGATTACCGAGTCCAACATTAAAGGCGAATGATACAAGTGCGCCAAAGCGACCAGGATTAAGACCACTAGGACATAATCGCTGTACTCCGCTTTCAAACCTCGCCAAATCTTCTGCCAACAGTTTGTCCACTTCTTCCATAGAGAAAGTTCTGTTCCAACCTTCTGGGATTGGTAAGTTTTTTCTTTCTTCAAGTTTTACCTTTATATGATTAGGGTCGATAACTCTACCAACTCCTACAGTCCATAATAAAGCTGGACACCGATAAGGGGTAGTTCTGACACCTTCGTGGTGCTTAATCATCTCAATGACTTTATGGTCAATCATTTCTTAGCAAAGGCTTGCGTACCGAACCAAAAGGCAATAATAGAAGCAAGTATCTGCATTTCGTCTGCATCGAACACCATAGGAATAGCCTCGGCAAACGCTACACCGCTAGACCATGCCCACCAGATAGAGGCAATGTCTACAATGATTAGTAGGAAAACGAATAAATAGGTAACGACAGGGCGTACAGAGGCTCGTAGGTTAATGATCCATTGGCTTGCACCCTTACCTATCTCGATGTCGTGTTGGTACATTGCAGAGCGTTCTACAGCCTGTGTTTCCATCTGTATCTGATCGGTGCGTATCTCCTCGATCCTAGCTTGTGCAATATAGCCACGCTCTAGCATCTGTAGTTCTCGCTCTGTCTGCATCTTAGCAAGTTCTAGTTCATGCGCCTTATCCGATTTGTCTTGAAAGAAGTCTAGTAACTTGGGTAAACCACCCATTAAAAAGGATATTGCTGTTGAAAGGAGAGTCAGCATTATTTACCCTTTATGACCCCAAGTAAGGTAGTAAGCAATGAACGCAGCCACAATATAGCACATGAGCATTGCTCTACGAACCTTTGCCAAATCTTCTTTAAATTCTCTACTAAGTTCATTGTCTTGCCTTTCTATTTTTTGTTTAATTGATTCTATTTCTGTCCAGCGTTTATTGCCATGTGTTTTAATAAAATCAGCTTTTACTTTAGCTTCTTCTACTCTGATAGTTTCTTGGCGTTGCCATTCCATTAATGCTCGTTTAAAGTATTGTTCTTTAAATACTTGAGCTTCTCTGATTTGTCTTTTACGATCTAAATCGCTTTGTTGGGCAACTGAGGCTGCCTCTTTTTGTACATCGGTAATACTTTTACTAATGGATTTACTAGCCTGACGGCTGGCATCCATACTACTTGTTACAGATTTTGTTCCCTCAAGAAATCCAAATTGATCTGACACATTAGTTTAATTTAAGAACAAGAGAAAGTAGAATTGCAATAATAAACGCAGTAGAACCCATAAGAATCTGCTCTAAGCGTTTTAATCTAGCATTGATACCTGTATAGCGTTCAGCGCAGATAGCCTCATGTGCAGATAACGCTGCCTCGTTTTTGTCTATAGTAGCCATTATGATTTCTCAATCCAAGAAGTTGTTGTTTCATCCCATGTATATTCTTTTCCATCATCTGGGCGAGGAGTTGGCGCATCCCATAAACAAGTATTTTCGTTTAATACCCAGCTTGGGAATGGCTTTGGTGGAATAAACGCATCACGAGTAGCGTCATAAGTAAAGCCAACACCAGCGTAATTTTTACGCAATGGTCTGCCTTCAGGATGTTGACCGCCATGTGTGTTGTACGATGTTTGAATCCAGCCTGTACCAAATGTTCCTGAATCAATAACATCTTGTTCAGCAACAATAACTTGAGTTACTATGCCGTTTTCTATTTTAGCAAAATGAGACATATTTACCTTAGAAAGTGATTGAACCTGAAGAAGTCCATTGATATATTCTGTAACCACCAGATGTAGTTATTGTTGGTGAACCTGTGGTTGCAGATGCAGCATCAAATGTATCAGCGTAGCGAATAATTACGACACCTGAACCTCCGCTGCCTCCTACCCGAAAATTTCCAGAATCTGCACCACCACCACCGCCGCCACCTCTGTTCGTTGTTCCGTTTGCACCTGCGGATTGAGGAGATGCTTCGTTTCCACCATTACCACCGACTCCTGAACCGCCAGCACCACCAAGACCCGTACCTTCACCATCTTGACCACCACCACCACCACCGCCGCCTGCATAAGTTACTGACGATCCAGAGATAGACGATGCTGTACCACCTCCACCCGCACCGCCTACATAATTATTGTAATTTCCGCCAGCAGAACTAGCTCCACCACCACCGCCAGTAGCATAATATGGTCCTTGCTGCCCTGTTCCATCGCCGCCTGAATTTCCTTGTGATGGTGATTGAGATGGTGTATTTCCTGCTGCTCCTGTTGCACCAGCTTCACTACCAGCTCCGCCACCTCCAGAACCGCCTGTTGCAGCAGAAGCCGTAGGGTCATTCCTTCCAGCCCCGTAACCACCACCAGTAGAAGTAATTGTAGAAAATACTGAATTATTACCGCTAGTTGCACCTTGACCGCCAGCACCACCAGCACCTACTGTTACTGTAATAGAAGAACCAGCAGATACGGCAAATCCCGATGCAGTCCTATAGCCACCTGCTCCGCCTCCGCCTCCTCTTTGATAACCGCCGCCACCACCACCAGCAACAACCAAATATTCAACAGAAGATGGTTTAGCACCAAAACTTCTTTGGTTCATAAATACTGCTTGAATTATTCCACTCATATTAGGTCAACCCTGATCCAGAAATAATCCATACACCAGATGAACTTAATCCGCTAACTTTGATTGCAGTAGCAGAGCCGTATTGAGCCAATGTTCTTGAGCCAGTAGTACCCGCAGAACTTAGATACATAGTGTCTGTAGTGATAGCAATCGTTGATGCAGTAGCAGCTAAGTTAATAAATGTAACAGCCGTTCCGATTGGATAAGCAACAGATGAAGCTGCTGGGATTGTAAATGTTCTTGCGTTGTTGTCGCTTGCTGGATGAAAGATAACTTTGCCAGCATCGGCTAATACTAATGTATATGCTGTACTTTGACTATTAACAGGAACATTCCTAAAACCAACATTATCTGTTCCATCTACTGTGCAATTACTTAGTGTGCCAGATGTAGGAGTTCCAAGTAAAGGAGTAACTAAAGTTGGGCTTGTATTTAATACAAGGCTAACAGAACCAGTAGATGTTGAAACTCCTGTTCCACCAGCAGTAATGGCAAGTAAGTCTCCAGAAGTACCGCCTTGGAAGTCTTTTAACTGGCTCATTAACTCCCGAATAGCATTATTAATGCCAGATGGAGCGCAACCTTCTGCAATGTCAATACCATCTATATCGGTATTATTTCCTGGTGTTAAGCTAAATTCGCTGATCTTTGTCTTTGGCATTTCTTTATTCCTCTAAAAGTCCTGGTATTTGCCCAGATTGATATAAAAGATTGTACATTCTTGGATCTATTGCTGGTGGTACAAGCCGACCAAATTCTCTTGCTCCACGAGATGCTAAACCAGTTCCAAAAGCGGCTTCTCCCATTAGTCTTGGGCTTGTTAATGGCGCTAATGCAAAAGCCATTGGATCTACTGCTGTGCCAATAATTGCAGCAGTACCAAGCGACCCTTGAGAAGCCAAACTTCTTGGGGGAAAGCTAGATAAGGCTTGACCAGCAACGCCTGGCAAAAACTCTTGACCGCCACCAGCTTCTAAAGTTTTAGCTAAATTTAAACGCTGACCATAATTGGTTTGCACATTATCACGAACTAAACTAAGCAGCTTACGCATAGCGGTGTCTGTAGTTGCTTTATTGTTAAGGCTTAATGTTTTCTGAATCTCTGCAATTTGCTCAGATTGATCAGTATATGCCTTCATTGTTTTGGCATATGTTGGTGCTTGTTTTTGTATTGTGTTTTTTAATGATTTATAAATTTCACCAACCGCTAATCTTGTAGTTTTTTGCTCAAAAGGTATTTTTTCTAACATTCCACCAATTTGTTGTTTTAACGCATCCAATCCTTCTGGTGTATGAAACTCTGCTGGATCATAATTTTTCCAATCATTTATTGCTTTTTTTACTTTAGCTACTTCTTCTGCGGCATCTATATTTTTAACTTTGCCTTTAAAAGCAATAATATTGTCTACATTTTTAAAAGATTGGTCAATGTCGGCAAACTCTAAAATTGATTTATCTTTTTCAATATTAATCATTCCAGAGCGATACTCTGCTTGTTTTAAACGATTTAATTCATCTAGGTTTGCTTTAGCAATATCTAATATTTCAGTTGGATTTGCACGACCAGATATATTTGCTCTAAATTGATCTGCTGTTTCTCCACCTTTTTGACCAGCTTTAAACGCTTGTGAAATAGATTCACGCCCAGCGCCTGTAGTTGTTCCTAAAAGTGGAGCAATAACATTTTTTCCAGCAGCACTAGCAACTGCGCCTGTTGCTCTTACTGTAGCTGATAATGGGTCAATAGTGCTTGCAACACGAGCTAATGGCTGCGCTATTGCTCTAGGAGCAACCATAGAACCGCCTGTAAGAACAGTAGATAGGTCTGCCAATACTCCAGCAGGATCTTCTGCAATAGCCCTTTTTGCGCCTTCTACAGAGCCGTACCTATTAACATAAAACTTACCTACTTGATTTGCAACCTCTCTAGACTGCTTATCTTCTCCTACTGCTTGTACAAGACGCTCAGGCAAAACATTTTGCAATATGCCAGCGCCCAAATCAAGAACTGCTTTGCCAGTTTCTAATGGGCTTGTAACGGCTGATACCACATTGCCTACAAGGTTTCCAAAAGAAGATGGAAAGTTAGTTATTGCACCAGACGCAACTTGTCCAGCAGTAAGGTTTGCTGGAATGTTAGCTTCGTCATAAAGCCTTTTAGCAGCAGCGTTGATTTCCTGTTCAGACATTGAATCTGGAAACTCAACTTCTCCGACTTTAGGAATGTCAATAATCATTATTCAACTCTGCCTGTAACTGGGTTATATGTTTTACGACCTGATGTATTTGCTTCTTTCTTTGGTAATGTTACTTGACCAATACCAAGTGGCTTTGTTGCTGAATCAGGAAGTTCTTTAACTCGTTGATTCCATACATCAACAGATCCTCTAGCAGCTTTTTCTTCAATATCAAGCTGTTGCTCTAAAGCCTTCTTACTATAAGTAATGTTGCCTAAACGAGCGTTTTCTAAGAACTGACGATCTTTATCTGTAAATCCTTGACCAGAGCCAAGTCCAGAGGCTTTAATTGAGTCTAATGTTGCTTGCGCTCTTGTAGCCATTAACTGTTGTGTATTAGCAACAAGTTCATCTGTGCTTTTTCCTGTTGCTCCAATAGCTTGACCAAATTTAGCTAACTCTAATTTTTGATTAGCTAATGCACCTGTAAATACTTGCCCTGACGCTAATAATTTGCGTGAACGCTCAACGGACTCTAATACGGAAGGGGCTTTTGTTGCTATGTCATATCGCAAAGCGTCTTGATCTGCTATTTTTCCAGCAAATGCACTACCATAACCTTTTTCGGTGTTTACCATTAAATTAGTTTGTGGTGTTAATGTGCGTAAAGCATTATTGACCAAGCCAAGCTGTTGTGGCGTTAAATCTTGTGGTTTTGTATTAATTGGCAAACCTACCAATGCAAGACCTTTTTTGAAGTCTGATGGAACAGATCCTTCGCCCTGTAAAAAGACTTCTGGTTTTCCAGTTGTTGGGCTAATTTGATAAACAATTTCATCGCCTTTAACACTAACTGTTTTTGGTTCTAACATTTTGCGTCTTGCAAGAGCATCAGCCATTTGTTGATCTATTGCGCCTTGATATGCTTGTTGACCAGCCATAAGACCAGATGCTACTGGCTGTAATATGCCCTGTGGCATACGACTTGGACCACTAGCAGCAATGATGCCTAGACCTGTGTTTAACAGTCCAGCCCTTTGCGCTGCTTGGCGCATCTTTTCTTCGTCTCCACCAAGCAATCCCATCATTTGATTGTCTTGCGGTGGGAATAAATAATCTAATAGTGCCATTTCTGCCTCACAGTAGAGAAATCATTGGTCGTTCTTTTTTACGCTTAGGAGCGAGTAAAGATGCGATGGGGTCTGCTAGGTTTACTTCTCGTCTTTGTTTTATTTGGGTAGCTGGTGTTTGAGTTCCTTGTTGCTCACCAAATCCACTTAAAGACCTTTGCATCCTCATTGCTTGCATAGGGCTAATTTGATAAGGGTTTGCTGTGCCACCAAGTGCAGCGTTTGATGCTGAAGCTACTGCTGCGTTTGTACCAGCCATCATTTGTGCTGTAGCTGCTGCCGATCCAGCTTGTGTTCCAAAAGTAGCACCAAATGTTCCAGTAGTAGCAGGAGCAGCAGAACTTAATGCGCCAAATGTTCCAGTAGTAGCAGGAACAGCAGAACTTAATGAACCAAATCCACTAGAGGCAGCAGCAGAGCCAACGCCTGTTGCGCCTGCTGCGGCTGGAGCTAACGCTGATCCACCAGTAAATCCAGCAGCAGCTCCTAATAATGCACCACGAAAAGGGTCTTGTTTGTCAACTTGTGAGCCGATTAATGCACCGCCACCAGCTAACAATAAGGGAATTTCCATTCCTGACATAATTTATCCTAACAGTCCAAGACCTGCGCCAATGCCAGCGCCTTGCAAGCCGTATTTTTCGCCACCCAATGCAGCACCAGCAACCGCACCGCCTAATATATTACCGAATTGATTGCGATAGACAGGTTGAGATACTTGCATCCCTGCTGGCGCACCATAAGCACCTGATAGATAGCTTTGTAGCTTTTGATATGGAGCTTGCTGTGCAAAGTTAAATCTGTTAACTGCATCGGCAAGGGCTGTTTCTTGATAGCCTTCTGATACTTGACCGAGTTGGAGCATCTTATTGATGTCCTCGTAATCTGCACCAGCCAATGTAGGTGCTGCACCGATCATAGCTTGCTGTCTTGCTCGTTCTTGATTGTAGTTTTCAAACGCTAATTGACCAGCAGTATTGGTAAGAGCGTTAGCAAATGTACCACCAGCACGATCTAACGCAGTACCCATAGCACCAGAGCCATAGCGACCAGCACGACTAGCGTTTGATAAAGCTGCTTGTGTTGCGTCTTGGTATGCTGTTTGTGCGCCTTGCGTAGCGCCTCTAAATGCACCTTGAAAGAAAGGGTTTCCACCTAGAAAGTTGCCTTGTACTGTGTTTAGTGCTTGTTGCTGTGCAGCAGGAACTAAGGGATTACCCATAGTTGCCCGTTGTTGAGCAGCT